CTAGAGGTTTCGCATTAATTCACTGAATTTTTGCGAGGCCTCTTTTTTCTTTGTCTTGGTTACGTGCAGATATACCTTTCGGGTAATTTCGTCATCAGAATGGCCTAAACGTTCCATAATTTCTTCTAATCCCACTCCAGCTTCAGCCAGTAATGATGTATGGGTATGACGGAGAGAATGCGGGGTTAATTCTTCAGGTAGTTTAGATGTCTTTAAAAGTCGCGTCATTCTGTTTTCCACGAATTTTATATAGTTGGGGTAGCCATAGTTCTTATCGGTCTTAGCAAAGACAAATTTCTTATCATGCCATTCTTTGCGATGCTCCATCTTAACTATATTTTGCTTGGACTGATGTTGTTGTAATTCCTTAATCACCATGTCATCTATCTCAATATTGCGCTTAGAGCTTGGCGTTTTTGGCGTTTGTAGCTTGTAGGCGGTGATTTTGTTGCCGGGGTTGTAATATGTCTTGGTTATTGATATTGTATGCTCGTCGAAATCAATATCAGACCACTTTAAGGCGCATAGTTCCCCTGCCCTCATGCCAGTATAGGCTAGTGTTAAGAAAATCGTGTAGTCACCTTCTAAGCCCCTGTTTTGAGCATTTTTAAGAAATAGTGACAACTGTTCTTTTTCAAGATATTTTGGTATTTCGGTCTCTTGTTCTAATTCTTCAACTGTTTTTTGTACCCTGGGAAGTTTGGCGTATTGGGTTGGATCAGATCTTATTACCCTAAACTCCATAGCCTTTTTAAATATCATTTTAGCGGTGCCGTGGATGCCGGCTAGAGTATTGGCGGCATAACCTTCTTTTTTTAAGGCACTTAGGGATTTTTCATATTTCTTTATGGTGATATCTTTCATTTTGGTTAATTTGCCTATGTGCCGGGTTAAGCAACCGATTTCATGTTCCCGGACACGGACCGTACTTTCTTTGACGTTATCGCTATATAGCTCAAGCCATTCAGCGACAAATTCCTTAAAAGTTGTATCGGTTTCTCGGATATATAAACCGCTGGCTACTTCATCTTCAATTTTTCCTGCTGCAAGTTGAGCCTCTTTCTTAGTTTTAAAACCACCTTTTTTCTTTTGGTCTCGCTTTCCTTCCAGAGTTAATCCAATATCGACAGTATAATACCATGTTAGCCCAATTTTTCGAATATATGCCATGTTATCAGCTCCAAATTAATAGTAACAAACTGAGACGGATTTCCTAATATGTATTGTTTTTTGCCCACAAAGAAACAGTTATATGTTTTTAGCGGTCTCCCCGCTCGCCTGTATGTGGATTTACATTGCCTCTTGTACTCCAATTATTATCTTTATTTCCATCAGGATCACTGCGATAGTGTCCGTCTACATAACTACCATCACTGCGATAATGGCCATTAACCCATACATCTACACCGGCTGTAGCACTTGCAATAATAGAGAAAGAGAACAGCATGACTAGTGTGAGAAATATAATCTTTTTCAATAAAATCACTCCTTATTAAAATTCCTTTGTGGGCAAGAAACAACATCCTCACAGTGAATACGCCGAGATCAAAGGTCGGTGAGGATGTGATTCCCTCTTAGTAGATCCTTGTTGTTTGTGATTTATAATCCTAATGCTTCCTTAGTTTTGGGGCCAACAATTCCGTCAGATTCTAGTCCTTTATCGGATTGGAAGTTTTTTATTGCTTGTTCAGTTTTTTCGCCTTTAATACCATCTGCTTCCCCGCAATCATAGCCCAACTCATTAAGCCTTTGCTGTACCAGTTTTATATCTGCGATATCTGCAGGTTTATTCTTTGAAGGTCTAGCAGGCCCTCCGTTATGGTAGTGGTACGATCCTACGGGATATCCCCATCCAGAAGTGCGAACGTAGTGGCCACCGCTGCTGTCGGTGCGGCCAGGATGGGCATTAGTAAAAGATAAAGGCAGGGTGGCTACTATTAAGGTTGTAGCCATCAGTAGGATTGATAGGCGTTTTTTCATATTGGCAAACCTCCTTTGTTGTGACAATAATAGATCAATAGTTGATATTCCTAAAACAAATATTTTCCACATAATAATTTCTAAAAGTATTCCAAAACACTCTAAAGTATTTGTTTAAGATGCTTTCGATTATAAAGTTAAAATTAAGTATGTTTGGCTCACTTGGGAGTAATCCTTCTTCGCTTTTTAAGGGCCCCGTAAATATCCAACTATAATCATAAACAAAATCATCCCGATCTTTATTATTTTTAAAATAGCCGGTTAAATTTTCTGCTTTTCTAGTATCGCGCGATAAATTATAGTAACTGGGATTTGAGAAGATATGCGGAAATTCATTGACTAAACGAGGATAGCAAACTTCTAAAGCTTCTACGCAAGAAAGCAATATTTCTTTTTGTTCGGTTTTATTGGGAATGTCTTTTTTGTTGCCAAAGCCTGTCATTCTCAGTAAAATTGGCATTCTGGTAAAATAGTAATAAAAGAATTTAGCCTGTAGTAGATTGCATTTTGCGGAAGAAATAATATCGTAAAAATCCTTGGATAGAACAAGAAAAACTTCACGCCTGCTTTTATCAATTACGTTGAAATCAGAAACGATATGTATCTCTTTTTTAAATAAATCATCTAGAAAATCTATTTGTAATAAATTGCTTGATACATACGACAACAAGTCTTCTATTTCAAGATTATTAATGTTGCTTTTTATAAGGTGACAAATCAATAAAAACCCTATTGCTGAATTTACAGAACAAGTAACGGCAGATGTTCCTATTTGTTTTTTTACGGAATCAAATGCGTTTTCTTTGAAAAGCTTTTTATTAAAAAACATATTTTTGCTCCTTAAAAATAAAGACACAGCCTGTCCAATTGCTGTGTCTTTTGCTGCGTAAAAAGTAATAAATATAAATTAAAGGTGGCGTCACCTTTCCGGTAGTTCAACAATATATGCTACAATAAAAATGAATTAAGTGTCGAATTATAGCAATAATGATTAAAAGTGTTATATATTGTCGATAAGTATACATTTTTTTATGCAGGAATTTTGTCAAGTGTTAGCCAAATACACACAACTTCCATACTTGACATAAATACCGTTTATTTTAAACAAGCCAGCCGCCCCCGGGCTGTGTTGCCGGGACGGATGTCGAGTGCTGCGAATTAGAGAGCTTTTAAAACAAGAGGGAAAATCTCAAAGGTGGCTTGCCCGAGAAACGGGAATAGCACTGCCGACTATAAATGCTATGGTCAACGGTCAGAGAGAGTATTTGACTGCACCTGAAGAAGAAAAGATAGCAAAAGTCTTTGGTGTCAACACGGAAGAATTATATTATCAAGGAGGCTAGAACTATGAACATTTTTTACTGCCAGTCCGAAACGCGGGCTGGTTTTTTGTTTAAATTGTTAAAATCGTAACTATGTTTTTAGGTGTTGCTCGTATGGTTAAACGGGAGTATAATGGTTACAGAACATACGTTTGTATAACGTTTTCTATCCTACTGTTTTAAAACCATTTATTTCTACTTATTAATTAAGTTGTTCACTCATAGTTATCACCTCGCTTTATACATATTTGATTGGGGGAAATTTACATGGCAAATAAGAAAGGAAACACCGTATTGAAAGAAAGTCCGGACGATATTGCCATAGATAATGAAGAAATGATTCCGTATTTATTAAAAGTAATACTGCATAAAATTATTTTTGAGCAGAAACTAAATTGCGAATTATGGTTGCTATGGCTTGTTGGGATTCAATTGACAAACGTTTAAATTCATCCAAAAGTAAATTTTCGTCTATTTCATAAGTGTTTGCTGATGTCTGTTTAAAAAACGGCATCAGCATTTTTTGTTGCTCTTCTGGAGACATAGATTTAAATATATCGGCAGCTTGTTGTTCGAGTGGTGTTTTCTCTTCGCTATCCATTGCTGTAATAAATTTATCGGTTAGCTGTTTCGCATGTTCTGGAAGTGGCGTTTCATCAAATTCAGCCATGGATACACCGAGGGCAGTGGCTATCTTTTGTAAGGTATCAGAATTGGGGCTTTTTTTTACTCCAGACTCTATTTGGCTTAAGGTTGATTGACCGATCTTAGCTTCTTTATAAAGGCGATATTGAGTCCAACCTTTTTTCTCGCGAAGCTCAATTATTTTTTTGCCTATGTCCATAGTAGCACCTCGCATTATATCTCTAAAGGGATTGTAACACATAGGAAAATATTTTAAAATATATCGTGAAGGGGATTGACTATACATCGTGAAAGGGATATAATAAATTACAGGAGGTGATCACATGGATCTTAAAGCCACTATGAAAGATAAAAACAAATCAATGTATCGGCTGTCTAAAGATTCCGGAGTTTCCTATTCGCATATATGGGATATCGCCAACGGCATTAGCGTACCATCTATTGTTATAGCTCAAAAACTAGCCGCAGCCTTAGGCGTAACCATATCAGAACTAATTGACGATAAACCAAAAAAACTACCGAAAACTGGCTAACACTTGCGCATATACACGCCATCCCCACCATGCTGCTGACAATCGCCGCAATTGCACTTCTCAATTAAAAAGCAGTGACCATTTTCAACAACGACTGACCGGGATAGGCGTTCGCAGTAATGATCGAACAATATTTCGCCATTACGTTTTTCAAACTGTTCAATGTATCTATTCAAAAGCTGTATAACTTCCTTATTTAGCGAGCGGCCATTCTTAAAGGCGATATATTCCATTTTATTTTTAGTTTCTTCGCTTGCCCTAATGGGTATGCGTGGTAGATCAGACGGCATTGTAATGCCTCCCGTTTAAGTGATGATTTGAATATATCACGCCTTTGCAAAGTGCCGCCGAAGTGGCGTCAAAACGGTGCCAAAGTGGCGTCACCTAATTGACAAAAAAGAAGTGAGGTGAGATTTCATGGCTGATACCAAAAAATATTACAGCGTTAATCAATTGCCGGCTGTTTTAACTGCTCAACACATTGCTACTTATTTAGGTATCTCTCGGACGCGGGTATATGAACTATTTCAGCTTATCCCGTCTGTTGGCGGTATTCCGAATTTTGACATTGGTTTGTCAAAGCGTGTTGAAAGACAAGACTTTATAAATTGGATTCAAGATCGCAAGCAGGAAAAGGTTAATAAACAGGCGGGGTGATACAATGTCTAGCTACGCAAAGAACTTGAAAAAACTACAACAGGCAAACCGCATGATAACGCTGTATGCCGGGTTTATTCCCGGATCTAGGGACAAATACGAGAGTGCCTATTTTTACCGGCTGCAGTGCAAGTGGCTCCGTAAAGCGGATGCTTTGACCGCTAGATTGAACGGCATGAAGCGCAAAAGACAGGGAAGGATGGGCGCATGAAGTTAGGAATTGACAGCAAGCAAGTAAAAAATATTCGTTGGCGTAACGGGCTTGACACTGACCAACAGGAATGGAGTCCAAAGCAACAATGGCTACTGATCGCAATGCTTATGGTTGCGCTATCTGTATAAAAAAAGTAGCCCTACCGGGAGTAGCGGCAGGGCGCATGGGGTGGGGTAACAGATTCAAGGATATCCCGATTTACATTTTTAGTTTATCACCCGTGGAAGGGGGTGAACACGTAATGTATTACGAATTTGGCGAGGCTGTACGGTCTGCCAGAGAAGGCAAGGGGTGGACAAGGGTACAGGCGTCAATGAGAATCAACGGTTTGTGTAAAAAACGCCAAAGTCTTGCCTCTGTAGATGCCATTGAAAAATGGGAAAACGGCAGGGTGCTGCCAAAGATTGAACCGGTATATGCTATGGCAAAAGTGTATGACAGTCCTGAATTGATACATCTTAGGTTAAATGCTATTGATTTAGGCAAAAGAAAAATCGCCTGTGTTGGCGCACAGACGATAAGTTGAGAAAATTATCTTAGCCCAATTATACCACGCCCGGGTGATTGGGACAAGGAGGGGCAGTATGAAAAGAATATTGCATCGTAACCCTAGAACGCAAAAGTATCTTAACACTATATTTCTTGCAGGTATTTCCTCAGTCACGTTTGCTGATCTGGATAAACTGAATGACCAGAGGCGCAAGGATGCCATTGTAAGGCGGCAAGCAGCATGAGCCGTTACCGGATCTATAAGCCAGTTACTGAAGTTATTCCGAACTGCCCAGTATGCGGCAAGGTTGGACAAGTTACAACAATTCGCAGCACCGACATTTTGACGATGGCCTGCGAGTGTGGTTATAAGTGGAAGTCATTAAGTAGTGAGTGCAAATGCGGTGAATTAACCGGGTTTGCGGTAGCGGGATTATGTTCGGCGTGTTACCGAGCGTATATCAAGAGTAAAGGGGTGGCGTAGATGGCCACCAAGGAATGCCTATGCTGTAGTTGCGTAGTACCTCAAAGCTTTTGTGCATACCGACTTTGCACTGGCGATTATTGCAAGGAAAATTGTTTATCGACTGATTGCTCATATTACTATCCGAAGGGAGATAAAAATAATGAAACTGCTTAACTTGAACCTAAGAAACTTCAAAGGCATTAAAGATTTCTCGATTGATACCCAAGGTGGCAACGTCAGTATCTTTGGTGACAATGGAACTGGGAAAACCACACTGGCAGACGCCATGAGTTACTTGCTGTTTGATAAAGACAGCCTAAACCGTAAAGACTTTGGTATTAAAACCCTGGATGCCGATGGTGATGAAATTCATAACTTAGATCATGAAGTTTCCGGGACATTCGATATTCAAGGGCGTGTTACCACTCTAAAAAAATTATATGCCGAGAAGTGGACTAAGCAGCGCGGTACCGCGACAAAAGAATTTAGCGGCCATACTACTGAGCATTATATCGACGGTGTACCAAAACCAAAGAAAGACTATGACAAGTTTATTGCTGGTATAGTTGATGAAAAGGTATTCAAACTATTGACTAGCCCATCATATTTCAACGAGCAGTTACACTGGCAAGAACGCCGGGAAACCTTGCTGGCTATTTGTGGCGACATATCGGATGAAGATGTTATTAATTCACAGGTGACCATCGGGAATAAAGATATGCTTTCGTTGTTAAACGTACTGAATGCCGGAAGGACGTTAGATGATCACCGCAAAGTCATTGCTGCTCGTAGGGCTGAGATTAATAAAGAGCTTGAAAAAATCCCGGTTCGGATTGATGAAGCTACTCGAAGCTTGCCGGACATTAGCGAGTTAGGCCATAAGGAAGTTATTCAAACTGAAATTACATCCCTGAAAGCCCAACAGCAGGACAAGCAGCAGGAAATAGTCAGAATTGAAAACGGCGGTGAGATTGCCGAAAAGCAACGCCAAATGCGTGAAGTTGAAGGCCGTTTGCTGGATGTTCAGAATAAGCACCGGGCCGATACTAGCGATAAGGTTTTTGCCAAGAAAAATAAGCTACAGGAATTAAAATTGAACCTTGGCAACATTGATTCGAATGTTGAAAGGCGGCAGCGAAATATTGACTCTAACCTTGCTGAAATCAAGCGTTGTGAAGCATCTATCCAAGTCATGAAAGACAAGTGGTTTGCTATTAGTGGCGAAAAGTTTAGTTTTGAGGAAAGTTGTACTTGCCCGACTTGTAAACAGGAATTGCCTGAAGAGCAAATACAAGCAGCTAGGGAAAGAGCCCTTAAAAATTTCAACCTTGATAAATCCAAAAGGCTTGAGGCTAATAACGCTGACGGCAAAGGCTATAAGGAGAAGATTGCCAGGCTGCAGTCGGAAAATGAAGATAGTCAAAAGCAGATCGACAAGATAACCTCTGAAAAAGCTACCATTGAGCAATCTATTGCCACCTTGCAGGCCGAGATTGATGGCATGACGGATATGCCGGATATAAACATGAACCACGAATATACCAAAGCGCTGCAAGATAAGGCGGCTATTCAGGATCAGATTGATGACCTGAACACTCAGAAGCAAACCGTTATCCAGCAGATCAAGACCGATGTCAATGTATTTGCCCAAGAGATTAGTGCCAGGGAAAACAAACTCATGGTGATCGAGCAGCACGAAAAAGGCCAGAAACGCATTGAAGAACTGGCAGCAGAGCAAAAGAGATTGGGCGCTGAGTTTGAAAATCTGGAAGGTGAGACTTGTCTTACTGAACAGTTTATCCGAACTAAGGTTAATATGCTGGAAAGCCGGATTAATAGCAAGTTTAAGTATGCAAAATTTAAGCTCTTTGATGTTCAGGTAAATGGCGGCGTTAATGAGTGTTGCGAGACTACCTATAATGGTGTGCCGTACTCAGGTGGCTTGAATAATGCAGCCAGGATTAACGCGGGGCTAGATATTATCAATACCCTGTCCGAGCATTACGACTTTGTTGCTCCGATATTTGTTGATAATAGGGAAGCGGTAACGCAATTGATCGAGACTAAAGCCCAGGTGATTAGCCTGGTGGTAAGTAAACCTGACAAGGCGCTGCGGGTTGAATACGAAGGCAATGTTTTAAAGGAGGCTGTATAGCATGGCAACTGAAACATCAAAACAATTGACACCTGTTGACAGACTTAAAACCGTCTTAAATGCTCAGAGCGTTCAGGACTCATTTAAGAACGCTTTAAAAGAAGGGGCTGCACTGTTCACCACTTCGATTATTGACCTGTATAACTCCGATAATAACCTGCAAAAATGCTCTCCCCAGGAAGTAGTAGTCGAGTGCTTAAAGGCCGCGACACTAAAACTTCCTATCAATAAAAACCTTGGTTTTGCCTATGTAATTCCCTACAACAAGAGCAAAAAGGTTGATGGTAATTGGGTGAAAGAGGCTCACCCTCAGTTCCAACTAGGTTATCGCGGTTATATCCAATTGGCAATGAGAACTGCTGCTTATCGTAACCTCAATAACGGTGCTATATACGAAGGTATGAAAGTTGAGGAAAACTTCCTTACTGGAGAAATTACGATTACCGGCCATAAAGAAAGCGATACCGCAATCGGATATTTTGCCTATATGGAAATGATTAACGGATTTAAGAAGGCATTGTTTTGGAGTAAAGAAAGGCTGCTTGCTCATGCCAAACGATACAGTAAAAGCTACGATACAAGAAAAGAAGCCTTTGACGAAAAGTCGGCATGGGCTACCAATTTTGACGAGATGGCACAAAAGACATTAATCCGGTATTTGATTAGCCATTACGGCATCATGTCGGTTGAAATGATTGGAGCGTTAACAAGTGACAACTCCGATGATAAAACTCCCGAGCAAGAAGTTACCGCCGAAATTAGCCAGAATGCCAATGACCAGACAATTGATATTGAATCTGAGCCTGTCACTGATGAACAAGAGGATGAACAGCCTATAGCTGGTCCCGACTACTAATGAACATTGAAGTATTAGCCAGCAGCAGCGCCGGCAACGCCTATAAAGTATCAGACGGTAATACCGACCTGCTGTTGGATGCAGGGCTAAGTTATAAGGAACTTCAAAGGCGATTGAATTTCCAAGTATCAAGCCTGGCAGCCATATTAATAAGCCACAGTCATAAGGACCATTGTAAGGCTGTACCTAATCTCTTAAAGACCGGGATTGACGTGTATATGAGCCAGCAGACAGCGGATCAAAGCAATGTCTCAGGCCATCGGGTAAAAGTTATTGAGCCACTAAAGCAATACAAGATAGGATCATGGACGGTGCTCCCATTTGAGCTTGAGCATGATGTTACGAACTTAGGCTACCTACTGGCAAACAAGACCGGAGAGAAGCTTTTATATGCTACTGATACATACTACTGCAAATATAAATTCAAGGGCTTAACACACGTCTTAATCGAGTGCAACCATAGCTATGACATACTAGCTGCCAATGTAGAAAACGGATCAGTGCCAGTAGAACACAAAAACAGGCTCATTCGCTCCCATTTCAGCCTTGAGAACGTCAAGGAGTTTTTGAAAGCTAATGACCTGTCGATGGTGAGGGAGATTTATTTAATTCATTTGAGTAGCGGCAACAGTGATGCAGGTCGATTTAAGCGTGAGATAGCCGAGCTTACGGGGAAGATGATTTTTGTAGCGGAGAAATAATGTTAAGGGAGCGTTGATTTATGAAAATTTTAGCCCGTAAAAGTGATGCCGATATTAAAGCTTGCCGTGAAGCACAGGCAAAGTATTGCAAGGAAAACTGTGATCCTCATTTTGCACCAGAAAGCGGCGTTTGTTGGTCTTGCCGTAAAGATATTTACCAGAATTATGGATGGACGAATAAAGGAGAGTTTCCATTCTCTCAACGTATTGGGGTAAGCAAAGACGGCGAGCAAGTTGATTTTATCACAGGAATATCGCTTGAAAAAGCCGGTTCTGAGTTGGTAACGGGTTGTCCCCATTGTAATCGTAGCTATTGCGATTAGTTTTTAAACTTCCACAAGGCATAGTTTCCCAGTGTTAGTATGTGCGGGATTGAATTATTTATGTGGGGTGAAGATAAATATGTTGGAAAACAGCATTAAGGATGTTATTGGTAAAAAATTAGAGGATGGCACAATTGAAAAGTTGGTTGCTGAACAACTAGAAAAAGGCGTATTGAACGCATTGGATAGCTTGTTTAGATCATACGGCGATGTAACAAAGGTAATTGAAGATAAAATTAAATCCGTCATGGTTCCTTACCTTGAGGGATATGACTACTCCAAATATATTGTTAAGCTAGACAGCGTTTTGGTTGAAGTACTGGAAAATTGCGCTTTAGATAATAAAAAAATGCTTACTAACTTCAAAGAACTAATGTTGCCGGAGGAACGTAAAACTATTAAGGCATCTGAGTTATATGATATTTGGTGCAAGTATGTAGCTAAAGAAGTTGAAACTAACGGACTGGAAATTGATTATGACGACGGCCCAACATATACGCCTGTCGAGGTAACTCTTAATGTTGATTATGATAATGATAGAAGTTGGAGTTCGTTCAACTACGCGACATTGGTCTTTGAGTGTGAGCATGATGAAGAGATGAATTTTGCTATCCGATTAAACCGCTGGACTGGTGACAAAGAAGAAGATCAATGGGGTATTGGATACGACAAAGTAAAAGATATTGCTTCATTAAGACGTTTAAACGACTTTGAAATATTGTTAATGCGGTTAGATCAGGCGGGAACAAAGCTAATTATGGATACTGATAGCGAAAGTGACGAAATTACGCCGGAGGAAGAACCAGAGGCGACATATGAGTAATTCGTTGGAAGACCATAAAGAATGTGGCCGCTGTAATCGCAAGCTAAAGGACGCTAAGAGCCGTGAACGTGGCTTTGGTCGGGTATGTTTCAAGAAACATCGTGAAGAGGTTGCCAAGGCTGAATTTGAGCGGAATCAGCAGCGGTTGGAATTGGAGGGCGTGGGATGAACAAAAAAGAAATTTTAAACCGGATTGAGTTTTACGAAGAAAACTTAGAACGGGCTATTAAGACTAAGAATTCTTTGGATATTGCGTGTTGTAAGAAGAACCTTGCTAAGTATAGAGGTATGTTGGAGAAGGTGGGGGCTTAGGCTCCCACCAGGCGGTGGGGTGAGACGGTGGCAGAAACAATTTTAAGATGGCCCGGCGCAAAATGGAGATTGGCTGATTGGATAGTAAGCCAGTTACCGCCACATAAGGTTTATTACGAACCATTTTTCGGTAGCGGAGCAGTATTCTTTACCAAGCAGCCGAGCGGTACCGAAACAATCAATGATATTGATGAAAATATTGTAAATCTTTTTAGAGTTATAAGAGACTCTGCAGACGAACTGGCACGACTAATTGAACTGACACCTTATAGCCGGAGCGAACTGCATGAATGCGAAAACATAGTTGGTAATGACATTGAGAGAGCAAGGCGCTTTTTAGTGAGAGTTTGGCAGAGTTATGGAGGCAAGACATATTGTAATACATCTTGGGCGCATGACCGGACAAATACGGTATTTAGACCAAAGTATTGGTGCAAATTGCCTGATAGGTTACTGGATGTAGTAGAACGGGTTAAGATGGCTCAAATCGAGAATATGAACGCCATTGAATTGATTGAAATGTATAACCGGGAAAATACGCTGTTATATATTGACCCACCATACCTGAGAAACACTAGAACGCAGTTGCATTATAAGCATGAGTTTGCTGGTACCGAAGAGCATAAAGAATTGTTGCGGTTGTGTAAAAAGCATAAAGGTACCGTAATTATCAGCAGTTACGACAATGAACTCTATAACAGCGAGTTAGATGGATGGGAAAAGCGGAGTATGAGAGTAGCCACTAATAATGGTGGCAGCGCAGAAGAAGTTATTTATTTAAGCCCAAGCTGTACCATGCAAGGTAGTTTGTTTAGCTTGGGATAATGCCAATAGGCGGTGAGACATGGGACGGATAACAGACATATGGGACGTAGATCAATTAAGTTTCTATGAAAAAGGCGTGTATTGCCTACTTGCTAAGTATGTAGATAAAAACGGTATATGCTGGCCGTCCCTTCGTACTCTTCAAGAGATGGGCGGCATATCCCGTCCGAAGCTTATAAAGTGCATTCAAAAACTAGATGAAGATGGGTTTGTAAAAGTATCAAAAAAGAAGTCGATTTGTGGCGATGCTGACAATAATCAGTATTATTTACCTCACTTAAAATGGGATGAAACTGTGGATAAAGGTGGTAACCCTCATTTACTAGGTGGTAACCCTCATTTACTAGGTGGTAAACCACAGTTACCAGGTGGTAAACAGAATTTACCACAGGTGGTAAATGACATTAACCAGGGTGGTAAACCACAATTACCAGGGGTGGTAAATGACGTTTACCCTAACTATACCAATATAACTATTCCAAATAACTATTCCAATCCAACTATAGACGATCCTGCTGGAAATAATGTGGATAACTTATACCCTTCGGGGAATGCTGCCGAGGAAACAGCAGTGACATTGACCGGTGGTGGTCAATCGTTAGAATTATCCGCTGAGTTTGATCGATTTTGGCAGGCATATCCGCGCAAGACAGGTAAGGAACGCGCATGGGAAGCTTGGCCAAGTATCTTGTCTGAGGGTTACAGGGCAATTGATTTGGCGGTTGCTGCTGGTAAATATACCGTCAAGGTGAGAACTGAAGGAACGGCTGAGAAATTTATTAAAATGCCACATACGTTTTTGGCTGAAAGGGTTTTTGAAAAATATATGCCGCCATGTCCTAAGTGTGGTGGCAGCGGTTATCACGGTAATGAAGATGGCGAAGCAGTAGTATGCGAATGTAAAAAGAAGGTGAAACATGCATGAATAAAGTCATACTTGTTGGCCGCTTAGCGCAAGATCCGGAAGTGAGGTATACGCAGAGCGGCAAGGCGGTAGCTTCGTTTAACCTGGCAGTCAATCGATTCGGTGGTCAGAACAATGCGGACTTTATACCTATCGTGGCATGGGAAAAGTTAGCGGAGTCAGCCGGGAACAACATTGGCAAAGGCAGCAAGGTACTGGTTGATGGTCGGCTACAGATTCGGAGCTATGAGGCGAATGACGGCAGCAAGCGAAGAGTAGCCGAAGTTGTGGCACAGTCGATTGAATACCTGGATAGGAAGCAGCAAGCTAGTGAGAATGGTGGAGATTTAACGGTTGATTCGTTTGGTAAGGATGTATTCCCTGACGAAGAAATACCGTTCTAGCCTATGCTACGCCTAACAACCTCAGAAGCCCGTAAACTTGGCATAGTGGTCAACAAAAAGACTGGCAGGGCGAAGATGAAACGTAGACGGCAAGAACCAGTAGTCAAGAAAGAGCCCGGCAAGCTAACGGTAATTATCTACGACATACCACCTAGCCTGAACGATTGGCAAGGGATGCATTGGGCGGCCAGGGCGAAGATAAAGAAGCAATGGGAAAGCCTACTGATTGTGCTGCTTAGAGGCTGTAAGCGAGTTGAAAAGCCAGTGGTGAGGATTACATACTACCCAGGGATAGAAAGAAGCCGGGATAAAGATAACTATACTCCTAAGTTCATCATGGATGGGCTAAAGAAGTCAGGTGTTATCCTGGATGATAATGTGAAAGTGGTTGATTTGGATTGGAGTATAGGGCCGGTTGTAGAGTGTGGCCGGACTGAGATTGAGATTTGGGAGGGGTAAGGGATGGCTAAAATTGATGATGTTGCTGGTTTAATACGTGCGATTGGTGAACGCGATTATGCTAAAGCAAAACGATATGGCACTGTTATGGTTGCCAATGAACGGGGTGCTGGTAGGGAAAAAGCGGCAATACAACTAGAACGTTCGTTACAGACATGGGGAGCAGAAAACTCTAAACTAGTTGAACTGCCGCAAGCCATTAAATCAATGATATATAATCCCGACAAACTAAATGATTTATCAGAAATATGGTTAAGCGGCGATGTGAAAAATGCTGTTGATGGTTTTGTTATAGAGAGACAAAAAACCAGCGTTATAAGAGATGCGAGGCTGGCAGTAAGAAATAGAATTCTTCTTGCAGGTCCACCAGGGAACGGTAAGACAACACTGGCAGGAGCAATTAGCAATGAATTAAACCTACCATTTTACGTGCTCAATTTAGCGGAAATAGTAAGTTCTTATATGGGTAAAACCAGCGGCAATATTGGTAAAATATTTGAATATGCATTCTTGAATCAATGTGTTCTATTTCTGGATGAACTTGATGCAATAGGAAAATCCAGAGCAAGCGGAACTGATGGAAGTATTAGAGAGTATAGTTTGATAGTCAATACTTTGCTAACTTCTCTTGATCGACTACCAGACACGGCGGTTGTTATAGGAGCAACTAATTTACCGGACCTATTAGACCCAGCAATAATAAGAAGATTTAATCTTAGGCTATGGCTAGATAATCCTAGTGCTACGGAAATAGAGAACTACGTGACAGTATATATGGACACTCATTCTATTTGTTTTAATAGAGATTTCAAACAACTTATTGGGCAACCATGGTCAAAGATTGAAGAATACTGTATTGAACAACACAGAAACTTGATTATTGGGAAATCGGGCATAGGTACAACAGGGTGGATTGGCAAGCCGTCTAACCAGCCCTAACCAAGACAAATAAGGGGGAGATGGAATATGTTAAAAGTAACTGGATATAGTGACGATAATATCGAAATTGACGGCGATATAAGAGATGAGTTTGACAGATATAATTCTGATGGTGATTACCTAGCCTTTTCTGACGGCACGGTACTTTTTGCTAAATACGATGATAACGGTATTTGGAGATTTACGGTAATTGCCAAAGGGAATCTGTATGATAGCAAGGTTGATGGTGATGTTATGGCAGATACCGCTGATGTTATCAATTTTAAAGACGGAATCAAGTGGGTAGTATGTGGTAAAGATTTCACAAAATAAAATACAAATAGGAGGGCACCAGCAATGAAACCATTTAACGGAAAATGCCCAGAATGTGGCGGCGAAGTAGAGTTAGTGGGCGCGGAAGATCAAGGCGATTTTGTTGTTGTCACTTACGATTGCGTGGACTGTAAAGATAGATTTACCGTGATATTTAGCAATGGGATAGTTACAGAATAAGGGGGAGCGATTATGGGACGAGCCAGGCGGCGTAGATGGGGAATGTGTATGCTGATGTTGAGAGGGTGCGAGCGGTGAAATATAAATTGTCGCTAAAATTCTATGGCATTGAGGAAACTGAAACCATCGAAGCCGAGAACATGAAAGAAGCTGAAAAAGAACTGGTGCAATGGGTGCTGGAACAGGTTGACCATTGGTGCGAAGAGATTGCCAGGGATGGGGAGGAAAAGTAAATGCCACCAATTGAATGGGAATGTTTTCTATGGTCAGCAGTCGGCGGGCTATGGGGTGGAACTGCAGTGTTTATAATCGCAGGTGTAGTTGACTGGCTGGGGAAGAAGTCATGAACATGCTACCGATCAACCAAGAATACAAGCGCCGGCAGCGATGGGCCGAGAAACAGGAAAGAAAAGGTGATCAGATTACCGTGATTGGTCGCGCCTGTTGCGAAAAAGCAAAGATAACAGTATTCTACGACAGCACGGTAATTGCGTGTCCTGAACATAAGGCAGAGGTTATTCATAGGGCATAAAGAAAGGGCGGCAATATGTCGCCCTATTGGTGTTTATTAATATGGGGGTGGGGTACATATGAATAAGAGTTGCGGCAAGTGTATCTATTGGAGTGCCAATCATTCAGAACATAAAAAGTGTAAGGATTGTAAGGAGTTAAGAAATAATTTTGTACCCAGGGACATGCTTTGCCCGGTGCCGAGCTGCCAGTCTAGCATGATATATTACAAAAAGGATGCTTACCTATGTTGCCCGGATTGCGGGACAGAGATATGGCCATTTAATTCAGAGCAGAGCGACAGCAAGAGTATTCGCGAAGAGTTTGAAAAGCAGCTGCCGTGTGATAGGAATAGTGATAAGACACGCGGAACGTTGGTAACTGTGCATAGCAAGCTTAATGGCGGTAGTAAGAGCAAGGGTAGTAAGAAGCCAGCAAAAAAGAAATCAACTACTCAGATAGATAAGGAGCTCGCGGCTTCGGGGAATAAAATTAAATACGCAAAAGTAGAAAATCCTTGAAATAAACTTGACAAAGTGGTATATTGGGCATAGAGACGATACCTTATCTAGTTTACATAAGATTGAACCAATGACCAGCTTAATTGCTGGTCTGTTTTTATTTGCTTACCAGGGCCGCTAAATGGTTCCTCCTTTCCGGTTTGGCGGCCAAAATATATGTTTTGCTAGGACACAAGGAGGGTTTAAAACCCTATAAATACTGGGTTTGTAGGCTGTCAATGTAAAGATATGAGTAATATATGCCAAGCGCCCTTCGGGGCTCTTTTTTATGTCCAAAAAACAGGAGGCGATACCGTGTCCAAGAATGGCTGTGACTATTACCATGCGAGAGAGCCTAAAGATAAGCAGAACTGCCCCAACTGCATTCATTGGAGCGGTACTCACTGCAGTATAGAGTATAAGTTTAATAACAAGACCGAGCTGGTGCATGAAGCCTTTAAGGTTGGCGGCAGGCAGCATGTGAGGGGGTTGTTACGGTGAAAGTAACGCCAATACCTAAAACGCCACGAATCCAAGACAAAAACTTCATAGACAAGATTAGAGCTATCGGACATTGCGAGGTGTGCGGTAGCTCTTATTTATTGTCCAGCCGCCACATTAAGACACGCGGCAGTGACGGGCCAGATACAGAGGATAATTTGATTTGCCTGTGCTTTGTGTGCCACCGTAAGGCACATGATGGCAATATCAGTAAGGATAGACTACGGCAGATTGTTAGGAGGCGGGGACGGTGTTTTTTGAAGGATTTGTAACGGCTTTAGTTTGCGTTGGTATTTTGGGAGTAGTTGGGTGGGGTTGTTACACGGAAGGGTTTGAACGTGGCATTAAGCAGGGAGCTACACAAGCGCAATGTGTTATGCAATCTCAGCCACAACGGCCATGCTAACAGACGAAGAACGACAGGAACGGGACCCAGCTGCATTGCAACGTGCATTATTAGAGATTGAGCAGGAGATTGCTGAGTTAGGTCCGGAACTGATAGCAGCCAAGATGAAGGCTACCGAATGTGATTTTAAGCTAAAGATATTGAAAGAGAGAAAGAGTGCGTTGCAGAGCACTCTGAAATCAGTTAGCCAGTTTTAACTTAACACATTTAACATAACTTAACATTTGCAAGGTGGTGACAATATGGCTAGTTTAAGCAAAATTGATAGCTTGGGTATAGGCGAGTATGTACTGCGACTAGCCGGAGAAGGTAAAGGTAGCAGGGAAATAGCAGAACTACTTAACACTGTTAAGGGCGTTAAGATATCATATGTTAGCGTGAACACTTGGCTTAAATCAGTCCGTAAAGAGCGAGCAGAGACCACAAAAGCGGTAGTGCAGGATAAAATAAAGGCTACTGTACCAACTGATTTAGATATATTGGAAAGCATACGTGATCAGCTTAATAATTATAGGCTAGGTAAAGATGAAAACGGCGACCAAATAACAATAAAAACATCAGAAAAGCTATTGTGTATAGACCGTCTGAATAAGGTTATTGATACGCGGCTGAAATATTCGGGTGCAGATGATAAAGAAGAAGATAGGGTAATAAAAATAACATTAGATGTCGATGAATAAAATTGATTTAACTATAACTGACGCATTTAAGAACAAGGTTATCAATCCGGTATATTTGCCTTATCTAAACAATGAAACACGCACTCAAATCTATTTTGGCGGTAGTTCGTCAGGGAAATCCTATTTCTTGGCACAAAGAGCCGTTCTTGATGTTATTAGCGGTGGGCATAACTACCTAATAGTTAGAAAAGTAGCCAGGACATTAAGCAAATCAGTATTCAATGAAATTACTAAGGCGATTGGATTTTTGAAGCTAACGCCTTATTTTACTATCAACAAGTCTGATTTAGTTATTACCTGTGTTAATGGCTATCAAATTCTATTTGCCGGGCTTGATGATGTCGAAAAAATCAAGTCAATCACACCGGCAAAGAACGTTGTAACGGATATATGGATAGAAGAAGCCACGGAAACAGATTATGACGATATTAAGCAGCTTAATAAGCGCCTTAGAGGTAAATCGCTTGTTAAAAAGCGGCTTATCTTGAGTTTCAACCCAGTATATCAAACGCATTGGATTTACGTTGAATATTTTGCTGGTAAATGGGAAGAATCGAAAAACTGTTATTCCAACGATGATCTATCAATATTAAAAACAACATACCGAGATAATAAATTCTTAATGCCAGATGATATACGTGAACTTGAAAACGAGACAGATCCATACTACAAAGCCGTTTACTCAGATGGAAAATGGGGCGTACTTGGGCATGTTATCTTTAAAAACTGGCGCACAGAAGACTTAAGCGAAAAAGCTAAGCCTTTTTCTATGTTTCAAAATGGTCTTGACTTCGGTTATGCTGCGGATCCTGCCGCGCCCACTCATAACCATTTTGACCGCAAGAATATGACTCTGTATATTCTTGATGCGCGATACTGTTATGAAATGACTAATGACCTGTTAGCGGCAGAAATAAAGAACATGATTGATCGGCAAGTAATTACTTGTGACTGCGCCGAGCCGAAGAGTATCAAGGAGTTAAGACAACACGGAGTTACCGCCATTGCAGCCAAGAAAGGCAAAGATAGTGTTAATTTCGGCATACAGTGGTTACAGAAACTACAGATAGTTATTCATTATACTTTAAAAGAAGCTATTAACGAGTTTACAGTCTATAAATGGCGTGAGGATAAAGACGGTAATGTACTGCCAGAGCCGATTGATAAAAATAACCACATAATCGACTCTATCCGGTATGCTCTTGAAAATGAAATGGCTATTATTGATAGGCCGAAAAGAGACAGGCCAATGCCAAAGAGAGGGGCTTTGTAGAGTGTATATACCAAAAGAATGTTATAAAGATTTTGGAAGCGATTTAGATGGTTGTAGTACACAAGAAAATGAGGGATGCGCTAGATGCTCTTATAGAAAAAGGCGTGAACAGGAGGTGACACATGCTCAAGGACTCAATCAAGAAGCAAATACTCAATAAGATTGACCGAGCCAAGACCAATGCTGACGATAATGTCAAGCCAAAAGACAAAGAGCGACTACAAAGGTTTCGCGCCGACAAAGAAATGTATGAGAAGAAACTACCTAACCTGACAGCCTACTCCTTCACAGATACTTCGGTAATGAGTGCGGTATTTCGCATGACAGCGCAGCTAATGAAGATGGTATTTGGCAACTCTGATATTGGTAGTATTAAGGGCCGCAACCAGAACGACGATGCCAATGCCGAGATCCACCAAGAACTTTGTAACTGGCAAGTAGAGTATGCTAACCAAGGGTATCAAAAGTTTTACTGGTGGATTAGCGAGTGTCTTTACCAGCTTTACAGTGTCGTTATGGTCACGCAAAAGCGCGAATATGGGGAAGTCGAGGAAGAGCAGCAAGTCCCCATGGAAGCAGCAGAAGAATTCATGAACCAATGCATTGAAAACAAGGTTGATATACTAGAAGTATCCGAGGGCCTGATGAATATGCCGCAGCAAGGACAGCCGCAGCCGACGCAAGGCCAACAGCCTATGCAACCACAGGAGCACCAAATACCCTGCTACAACGTCAAGATCAAGTACACCAAGTTAGTACATAACTACCCACTAATCGAGAATGTACCGTCTGAAGAACTTATATGGATACCTGCCAAGACACTGGAAGATTCTGAACTGGTAGGGCGCAGGAAACAGGTCACTATTGACTATCTAATGCGCAACATCAAGAAGAAGCAACCGGACGGCACATATACCGGTATGTATGACAAAAAGGCTGTCATGGAACTTGTCGAGAATGGTAGTAATTCGCTTGATGGCGACTTGATGCAAGAGACTCGCGACAACCATGAGAACGATGGCGAAACCTACGACATTGACGATCCCAACCGCAAAGTAACTATTGTTGAGTGCTTTGTTAAGGCCGATATTAACAACGACCACAAGCTGGAAGATTGCATAATTACAGTTGTTGAAGATGGGAATGTGTTCATTCGCTATGAAGAGAATGAGGATGGTTTCCCATTTTGTATTGTGTCGCCTGTTTTCGACCCGTACAAGGTTATCCCGGACATTAGCGGCATAGATGCCTTGGGGCAATGGCAAGACCTGCTCACGGCTATTATCCGGCTGACCGTGCAGAATCTAGCGCTAAATAACAATCCGCAACAAATTTGCCAGTCATCGGCATTTGTGGATTTCAACCAAGTGCTAGACGGCGACCAGTACATAGAGGTTAATACTCCTGCCGGTGAAGCAATGCAACCTGCCGCCATGATACCACTTGCGCCGTACACGCTAGACTTGATTCAGCTAGTAAAGGGCTGGGGAGAAGATGCCAGCGGTATATCCAAAATAAGCCAAGGAATACAGCCGGATACGTCAACTAAGACCTTTGGCGGTATGCAGATACTAGCTAATCAAGGTAGCGAGGCAATGACTTTGATTATGCGCAATATTGCTGAAACAGGGCTTAAAAAGCTATTTACCAGGATGATATTCCTTAATCAAAAGTATATCGATAATGAACAGGTTGTAAGACTCACCGACAAGGATTTAGTAGTCAACAGAGACAATCTAAAAGGCGACTTTGACTATATAATCGAGGCCGGGATGGGTGCAGGTGTTCGGGAGACTGATACCCAAAACATGCTCACAGTATTAAACATGATGCCGACACTCATGCAGGGTGGTTTAGCAGACCTTAAATGTGCTTATAATGCCACTAAGAAATACTTTGAATTGATAGGAATTAGACACACTGACAACCTGCTAATTGACCCTGAGAAACAGCAACAACAGGAACCGCAACAACAGGAAGATAAAGACAACATTTCTGCTAATATCCAAGATGCACCTATATTTATCCAAGCACAGTTTTGGGCCAAGAAAGGTTTTCAGTCTACGCCCGAAATGTTTATCGAGCAAATGAAGATTGACGCACAGATCAAGGCAATGGAAGCACAGTCCAAGAATGAGGCTGATTTGCAAAAGACTGTGGTACAGGCCAAGATACAGGACCAGCAATCAGATAAACAGCACGCTCACGGCATGGAAGCTAAGCACATGGACGGCATGAGCAGAGAAAGGCAGGCTATTTTAAATGGACAAATCGCAAGAGACAATAGCCAGGGGCCAGCAGGCCAAGGAATGCAGGGAATACCTGACGGAAATAGTCAAGGAAATCAGGGACGACCTGTATAAGATGCTGGCTGAAAGCCCTAAAAAGGCAGTCGATGCGCATTACACTATACTGGCTTTGAACCGGATTTATAGCAAGATTCAGACTGATATTGTCGCTATGACTAGGGAGGTGAGGAAGAATGAAGTATTGTGAGGTTAATCCAATATATCAACTTGAAAACAACTTTAAATACCATGCGCCAAAAGAAGGACAGCCAGAAAAGTATGAGGCATTAAGAGCCAAGGCAAAAGAATTTGCATATCTGATTGAAGAAACTTGCCCTAATAGCAGAGAAAAATCAGTAGCCATGACGCAGTTAGAAACTGCTATGTTTTGGGCTAATGCCTCAATAGCTAGAAACTAAAGGATCTGAACAGGCTAATACCCTGTTATTTTTTATGACTAAATTTAAGGAGTGTTTATTATGGATAATTGGAAACATAGAACAAGTGGAATGAAATGCGCAACTTGTATGTGGTTTGCTGTTAAATCTAAAATAGGTGGCTGTGCTATGGACGCTAATCAATGTGCTCCGGTAGCAGAAGGCCATAAAGGAGATTTAGGACGGTGTCGCAGGCATGCTCCAAAAATGAGCGGATTCCCTGCTACATTTGAAACTGATTGGTGCGGCGACCACAAACTGGACGAAAATAAGATTTAAGCGGCTATAGGCCGTTATTTTTATTTGGCGGTGATTAGCATGGAATACAATTATGTTGTATTTTGCGGCCGTTTTACACGCGCTATAAGACCGTTTCACTTTATTGAAAGTGCGGCAAGATATGCAAAAGAAACTAATGGAGTAATTTACGACAAATACGGGAATGTGGTTATATTATGCGGCTAGTTATCTAGTCGCTTTTTCATGCCCTGGCGCAGCAATGCAGGGGCAAACAAAATAACATGTCGTGGCGGCTATACAGCGACAAAGGAGAGTATTTATGTCTAAGTTTATATTCGATTTACAGAGATTCGCAGACGATTCAGATGGTTATAGCATTGACGAGGCACTAAGTGTTATTAATGGCACAAACGAGGTTACAGCAGAGTCAGAACAAGCGCAGGAACAGTCTGCAAATACTGAGCAGGAACAAGGTGCTCAGGAAGGCCAAAATACTGATACTGATACCTATGAATCCCAGGAAAATCAAGAGGTTAATGACGGTGCTCAACAATCTGCCGAGAAGCAGCAAGCCGATCAAGAACCAAAAACACCTGACTTTAACCAAGTCATAAAATTTAAGGAAAACGGCCAAGAAGTAGAACTGACCCTGGCACAACTCATTGAGCGCGCCCAAAAAGGCAGCAATTACGACAGGCACATGCAAGAGCTAAAGTCACAGCAAAAAGCTTATGAAACGTCCTTGCAGCAGCAACAGCAGCCCCCTGACCCTGTCAAGCAATTTGAGGACTTGAACAACAAGGTGACGGCCAGGGCAATGGCTATGCTTGGAATTGATAACCCTGACGACTTTGTCCCTGATGCAACCGGGATAATGGGCAATAAAACCCATTTTGCGGCCTATCAAAAGGCGTTGCTTGACGTACAGCAAGAGCAACAGTCTCAGCAAGCGCAATTTCAAGAGTACAAGGCGCAGGAAGATAGGTATGCTAGCTTTATTGATAGCAATTGGAAGGACCCTGACGCAGAGAAAGTCAACGAACATGCCACTCAGTCCTTCTACAATCTGCCATCAAAAGGGCCAGAAGGAATTGCCGAGTTTAACAGGTTATACCCTATCTACCAAAAGATTCAGCAGCGTGACGAATACTGGCGCGGCAACAAAAGCATCAAGATTGACCCATTCACTGCCTCGGAGCTTAATGAAATTGAAAAGTTTATGAACAATTGCAAGACTGAATACCGCACCAAACAGACCAAAGAACAAGTCAAGGCGCAAGTTCCGAAGAGCGTGCCTATCAAACCTACTGTAAAGGTTGAGGGTACTGGTAGTGGAGAGCCAACACCATCCCAAAAGCCGGACTTTAAAAAGTTGCGGTCTATGGATATAGACGATATTGCAAAATTATTATAAAAATGGAGAGTGAATTAATATGCCTAGAACACCAAGCAATAGTTTCGCAGCCGATTCCAAAGGAGTTAACCCCGAAGATTATCACCAGGTTATACTGAATACTTCCCCGAAATCTACCGTTTTGTTTACCGACCTTGGTGAAGGTGACGACATTAAGAACATTGAATATTCGTGGTCTACTGAGCAACTTGCTACTCCGGAAACTTCAGCAATCGTAGAAGGCGCAACCGCTACATGCGCAGACATGCCTTTGCCGACCAGACTTAAAAACTTTACTCAAATCATGGAAAAAGGCTACAATGTAACAACTACCGAAGAAGCAGTAGCTAAAAAGGGTGGCACCGGAACTGATATTAAAAAGCGTATGTTGCTTCGTGCGTTGGACATGAAACGCGGTGCGAACAAATCACTGTTCACCAATGCAACGGCGATAGAGCATGCAGAAGGCGTTGCGGGGTTGCTTGGCGGCTTGCCTTACTGGTTTGATGCCGCAAATGCTCAGTTCAATAACCCTAATGTAATTGCCGCAGGTAGTAAGAAAATAACTGAGTCATTACTCCTTCAAGCTATGCAAACCGTGTATGATGTGCATGAGTTTGAAAAACTTAATGGTTATTGTTCGTCTGCCATGAAGTTACAAATTGACAATTTCACTGGCGGCGCAGTAGTCAATAAAACTAAGTCGGAGAAAAAAGCCGGCAACATCATTGACGTTTACGAAACTTCTTGCGGCGACATTCAGATTAAAATTGACCGCCAAGCACCAAATACTGACTTCTACGGCCTGGATACTCGCTACTGGAAGAAAGGATTCTTACAAGAGTTTGAAAACCGTACTAAATCCGGTGACGGAGATAATAAACCTGCTCATAAAATCGAGAAATATGTTACTTGGGAGATGGGCATGTTTGCTAAGAATCCATTGGCTGGTTTCCGTATTTCCGGCTTAGTAGTAGCTTAGTAACTAAGGAGGGCGTTTGCTCTCCGTTTTAATTTTGGGGGTAGCAAATGCTTTTAGAACAAGATTACATACAAAGACCTGACGGTCTAGTTGTTACGCGGTCATACCACAATTTTGACCACGTTGCAGAGGCTAACCACGAACTGAAAAAAGAAATAGGTGACGGTTTCACTAAGTCGCGTGAAATGCGGCATACTGCCAGGATACCTGCTGAACTGGTTGACGTTGATCCATTAGTCGCGGCAGCGGTAGCAGGTGACAAGGTTTGTATGCGGTTGGCAATGGCCAAGTATCCCTACATTAAAGTTTGCACGGGAGGGGTTTAAATGACACAAGCAACGTTTTTTGACGGTGATAAGAAAAGAAATTTTCAATCTGACGATATTGATATGATGGCGAAAGCCTTATGCGGTGACATTATATGGACCGTTACTCCGGCAACGACTACGCGGGCAGCAACGGCAGCAGCCCTTACAAGATCAGTAGTTGTCCGACTTACCGACAGTCTTGGCAATGTGCATAGGTGGTTTAATAAAGCCATTGCCACGGGCGTTAGTATTGCCGACACTTCGACGGCTGGCACTGCTAGTATTGCCAGCACCACACTGACACTGGTTAATGGAGAGGCAACCGTCGTTGTAAGCGGTACGGCAGCGGCTTGGCTGGCTGCTGAAACTAATACTTTAACCGTGACGGCGGCAACTGTTCTAGGTGTAACGGTAGCGGCAAAAACCTCAGTTGAAACGATCACGGCATAAGAGGGGCTATAATGCCTCTCTTTTCTTATTAGGAGGTTTTATATGAATACCTCAGACATTATATCAGCGGTGCGCTACAAGGTTGGTTTTGTAGACTTCACCGACTATCAAATTACCGAATCGCTGAACTATGTTATCCGCGAGATCAGTCTAGCACTCAATAGTATTACTTCCTCACTGATTACTACCAGCACTACATTAACATTGACCGACAATACGGCTCCTTTGCCGACTGACTTGGAAACTATTATCAGCGTTACCGACAAGGTTAATATACCTATCACAGATGAATTAAGCGCTTATACTTACCAAATAGTAGGAAATACCATCCAGGCGCAGGGTGACACGGTAACTATTTACTATAAAAAGACGTTGCCGGAGTACAGCTTTGACGGCGAAATCGTGGCGCCAACAACAATAGACCTGCCAAATACGTTTAGCAATATGATTATTGACAACATCGCGGCTTTGCTGGGAGGGCAGGCAATCAACATACAGACAATGGCAATTAAACTTGTTGCCAATAGGGACGGCAAGAAACGGGCGCAACGGCTTATTTTTACTATGTAAAGGGGTGAATATATGGCAACTCCAACAATTAACGCAATGCGTGTTATCGACTTTGTTTCTGCAAGCGCAAATACAACCAAGACGTATGACTTTCCGTGTGTGTACGGACTAAAGATCGAAAATGATGGTGCGAGCGCAATTGCGCTTGCTGTTAACGGTATAACAATATCAATCCCGGCAAACAAGACACTTGAAGAAGCATTTGTGCCCACAGACACCTTTACTATTACCGCTACCACGGCATTTAGATGCTATGTTCGTGGCGCGTAGGGGGTGTAAGCCTTGCTAGTGCAAGACCTAATCAACCTAATAAACCTTGAAGCCGACGAACTGCTCGACACTGACGAGGATAATATACCTTACATTAACGCAGCAATAGACTACTTGTCTTTTACACTTGCCGGGTTAAAGGACCCTGAGTTAATGACGGTAGCAGACATTGCGCCGGGGCTTCCTGTTCCAAGTAATTTTATATCTCTAGTGCCAGCCAACGGCTACCCACTTTATACAGTCGGTAGCGTTTTTAATTCCACGACAGGCAACGTTGTTAAAGGCGTTAAATACACTATCTCTAAACCGCATGTAAGCCTTGTGACCGACACTATACCATTCCGCGATATGTACGGCAGTGTGTTAATGTTCATTGCCTCTTACATGATCAAAAAAAAGTCATATATTCCGGTGGAGTATACTAGCCAGGATTCAACCTTTGCACAAGCCGTACTTGCGGCAATATCGGCGGCTAAGGCGGTGAAATAATGGCTGACTTTGTAACCATGTCAACAGGCGGTTTTCCACTTGGCCTGGACTGGTCAAAAAACCCTGAATCAATACCAGACGGCGCATTAGTTCAAGCAGAAAACACCGAGTATGACCATGCAGATGGTGCGCTAAGAACGGTTGCTGGGGTAACAATAAAACTAGATGTAGGCATGACTATTGATACACTGTTCTATGATCATAGACACAGTGTATTTTATTTTTCCAGCGGAACGAGCCTTTATAGAACCGACCTTGCAACATACACGGCATTGGGTGCATTGGAAGGCGCTTCTAGGCCAGTCTATTGTAGGTATGGTGAAGTATGTTTAGTTGCTTCAGGCGGTTTATTACAGTCCATTGTAGGTGGTACGGTATTAAGTACCTTAATAGGTTCACCGCCTGTTAGCCACTACGTTACGAGCCGAGCAGGCAGGGTAATAGCATTTAGTACCGCGTCTGATATTGTCAATTATTCAGCTATTGGCGATCATACAAGCTGGACAAATGTCTCAAGCGATACGTCAAGCGCACAGTTTGTCAATGTCGGCTATAAAGACCCTGGAAATATTATTGCTATTGATTTTCTGTCTAAAGTAATGGTGGTCTATAAGCAGTATGGCAGGGCCTATAAGATTATCAGTGCACCGGAGGACACAACAAACTTTGCCGTTGAGCCTGTTAGTGAAACGGCTTCGTGCTTATCAATGTTTGCTACTGTCAATATTGATGGCTATTCACTATATTTGGGCCAAGCTGGATTAATGGCATTTATTCCGACGCAGGACTATGGAGATGTTGCACCGCGCGAAGTTGGTCTAAATATCAATGCGTGGATAGCTAAAAACATAGATTCTAACTGCCAATTATGGCATGTGCAGAGTAAAAAACAAATTTGGGTTAAGACGCAGAATGATAAGCGAGTTTATTTGTACCACTACATCCCGCGCTATGACGATGGACGCGGGGCTTTTACTGTGCGTTCATTTACCCATGACATCAGCGATGTTTGTGAGGTTGGTAGTGATGTGTATGTAGCCTATGGCGGCAAGATCAGTATTTTAAATATGCTTGTCGATACTGATGATGGCGTGCAACTGCAGACAGTAATTAAAGGTGCAAATAGGCTAGCTAAAAAACATGCCATACTGATAATGTCTAAACTGCTTATAACCCGTAATATTATTGCTGGCTACGGTACTTTGACAATTGGCAAGAAATCAAGAACAGTTACTTTTTCTGCATCCGGACAAAAGATTTATTTTAATACTGCAAAGCTATATAGTTCCGCTTTAAGGCTATATTCTTCGGCCTATACTCGTTATTACAAAGTAAGTGGCGGATCAAATAAGAGTGTACAAATAACGCTCATAGTCCCTAAAGGCGCTGTTGCTATTAGGCAACTTGATTATGACTACTTGGAAGTTTAAGGAGGTGTAATTTGTGGCTTATACGAAAAAATATCCGCTAGATATAACGCCTGATGGCGATGATGTTTACACAGGTACTCAAAAAATAGATGCTGAGTTTGGGGAACTATATAACATACTGTCCAATATCGGTTTAGTAAATCTAAACTCAAATCGACAAAGCGTATTATATGGTAGCAGAGATTTGGATGGCAAATTTAACTATCTTACTACAAGTGGTCTTGATGTTAGTATTACCGCCTCTGTTAGTGTTCCATTAGTCGTGACATTCGCCAACGGGTTTAATAGCAATGGCACTAACGACAAAATAGAAGCGATTACTAATAATGTTTCCGCATGGGTACTTTCGGCTAATCAGATATGCTACTTATATATCGATAAAGACGTTAATGCTGGTCTGCTGTCGTACGGGTATAGCCTACTACCTGACTTGTATCAGGGATCTGCGCCACCAAGCCCAATGCTTGACCAGCATTGGTTCAACGAAATTGATCAAAAAATGTATCGGTGGAATGGCAGTGCATGGGAAGTTAAGCAACGAGTATTTATGGCAAAGGCGATTACTGGGGCAAGTATATCCACACTAGATATTTACAGCGTAAAAAAAGAAACTGATAGTGTCGAAATAACTAGCGCGGAATCCACTGGCTACGGTGTAATATCCGGATGTGAAATCTTGGCACAAGGCACACCTGCTATGACGGTCAAGTTTGGTACTGTTGAAGATAATATAGTTCACCTACAGTCAACTGGCAAAAGGTTCCCTATTGGATCAAACTCAGCACTAGCGATTACTACTGCAGATGCTACAACCCCCCGAATTGACCTAATATATATTGATACAAGTGGTGTTTTACGATATGCTGCTGGCACACCTGCCATTTCTCCTGTTAGCCCAACTGTACCTAGTGGATGTTTGGATATATATACTGTTACGGTTGCAGCGGGGGCAACGAGTATTACAAGTACAGACATTACTGATTTAAGAGTAGTCAAGCCGAACTATCAAAACATGCTTTTTCTTAGTGCTTTGGATTGCGGCGCAAAAGGCGATGGCGTTACTGATGGAACTGAGGCATTTATTAAACTTTTTAAAAAGGCAGAGAAACACAATACAGATATAATAGTTCCTCCATTAATTTATAAACTAACTGGGACTATTGAGTTCAATTTTACCAAACCCCGCGTGGTAATAATGACAGGCGCGACAATACTAAACTACACAACAACTGTTGATCCACTACTACATATTAGGTCTAGCTGTACTTTGTTTGCCCCTAAGATAATTAACCAACCAGGAACAAATCCTTCTCCTACATCTACTTGGGGCGAAGGAACCTATCTAAATTCTCCGTTATTAATTAGCCCTTTGTATGGTGAAGATACTGCAACTATTGGGACTGCATTTTCTGGTGTTACAGTTAATAATTTAGAAATTGAGAAAAGTATTCCAGGGGCTTCTGCAGTTTGTGTGTTAGGTGCTGTAACGGGTATCGAACTTAATAACTGTACTGTTGATGCTAACGCAACTGATTCAAGCGACACATTGTTTGCTGGATTTAATGTGCAATCGAATGGAAATAGCCAGCGACTTAGCAGAGTTAAAATTAATAATTGCTATGTTAAAAATCTGGCAGGGGAAGCTATTCCTTACTATCTATCAGGTAGCCGCTCACTATCGGCATACAACTGCGGGGCAGATTCTGCCAAATTTGGTGTTATTGCTCACGTTGGTGATGATGGTACAACAGCAATAGGTGATGCTCAATTAGAATTTATCGGTGGTGAATTTACAAACATATCGGGTTACTTTGTTCAAGTAATAGGACATAAAGCCGCCGATAAATCAGACAAAAAGTTAACTAGTTTTACGTTTGAGAGGCTTCGCATGATTGGTAAAGCTGGTGCTACTTCTGCCGTCCCATTAAGAGTAGTATCGAGTCCTGGAGGGGTGCGATTCCGTGGAAACTATATGAAAGACGTTAATACAGGTATGTACTTAACTGACTGTGAGGGTGGAGACTTTAGTGATAATATTTTCGAAAATATACTAACAAGTACCTTTACGTATGGTGGTATTGGTATTGCACTTGCTGATAAGGTGAACGGAAATAAATTTAGCAACAACAAGTTCATATCATGCGATAAAGAAGCTATGCAGTTTCTATCTAGTTCTCGAAACATTGTTTACAATAACAAATTTTATGATGTTTATAGAACCGGAAATACAACTATTGACCACGCGGCCATAACGCTGGCTTCTAATGCGCAAGGCAACTATATTGACAAAAACATATTTGGCTATTCCGATCAACTTGTTACGCCATATAAATGGATATCAATTAAAGACGCTACAGCAAACCTTGATAAAATTATTGATAATGAATTTTATGCTTGCGCTTCTGGTACATCAATTTACAATTATTTGTCATCTAGTAGTTATTCCCTTATCACACTAATAAAAGGTAACAACAGCAAATCTGCTGATGCGTTATTTGTCGGGGCCAATCCACTTATTGATATATCGGGTAGTTTGATGACGTATCTAGGGAGTGGCTCCCCGTTGGCTGGCACACACAAAGTTGGTGATAGAGTCAAAATTGCTATACCAACTGCAGGGGGGTACTCCTATAAAGAATGCACCACTGCTGGTACGCCGGGAACATGGAAAGGCACGGGTTTAATTGAAGCATAAAGGGGGTAATATTAATGGCATTACAAAAGACTATCGCGCTATCAAGTGGGTTGACGGCTGACAACGCTTATATCCGCATTGACACAGTTAGTGGGTACAAGGGGCAAATTACAATATCAGTAAATAGTTATGTGTCGCAAGCGGAATTTACAGGTGGACAAGGATACCTAGAGCAAAAAATGTATTTGTTTGTCCCTTCCGTGGCTGATGATGCATTGAACTTTATCAAACAGGGATATGTGTACCTCAAGACACTTACTGAGTTTGTAGACGCCGTTGACTGTTAAGAGCCACAGGGCTTTTCTTATTGGAGATGATTACATACCGCGGCCGCTGAGAGCGGTTATTTTTATGCTATTTTGGGGGTAATAACATGACCCTGCAACAATGGATAACTAAATATGAGAAAGAGGCCGAGAAGTTCATACTGCTTCCCGGCTTTGTTATTTACTATGAGCCGGAACACGGATTTTTTTGTTGGAAAGTTACAGGCAACTCCTTTGAGATTGATCACACATGCACAGATAACATTCACTGGGCGCATAATAAATGTATGAAAATGGCAAAAGAAAGAGGCTGTAAGCTACTCAGAACGGCAACAACCCATGATCCTGCCGCCTATATGCGATTAACCAAAGGAACACCAAATATTGCACTAAGCAGCGTAAAGCCTAACGGCAAAATGTATTGGATATTCGAGCAAAAAGTTCAATAGAAAGGAGTGATTCAATGTATAGAGAAGTTTGGACACCTGTAGACAAAGACACATTACAAGCACTTGGCCTATCAAGAGTTAGATTCAAGGGCAGTACTACCAAAACAACGCAATCAAGAACTATACCCAACCAGACGGCAACAGAGGCAGCACTAGAAAGCAAATTAGCAAACTATGCTAATACTGGCATAACCAATGCTACCAACTACCAGAATACGGCAAATAGCTTGCTTGGCAGCACAGTCAATCCTAACTGGAGTAACCTGACAAGCGATTATAACAATACCATGTCAGGAGTTACTAGTGGCTATTCAGACCTAGCAAATGGTATTATCCCTACCTCATACGCAACAGCCCGTCAACAGGTTCTAAATGATGACTTAACGGGTACAATAGGAAATACAATATCTGGGTTAGGAAGTCGCGGAATATTAAACAGTAGCGTGACAAATAATGCTATGAATGACATTAGCCAAAATGCCTCTGACACGCTTGCTAAGAACTACACCAACGACATTAACACTGTTTCCGGTATACTTGGCAATCAAGCCAGTACCGCAGGAAATATCCTGACCAACAATGCTACAGCACAGCAAAGCAGCTATTATGCGCCAAGCCAGTATATGGATTATGCCAGTAATTCGGCTTCTCCTGCTAGTAATCTTTACAACACTATGTACTCAGGCAGGATGGGGACTGGCTCAACTACCACGTCAAGTAATGACGGTGGCGCAAGCACATGGAATGCAATAGGTTCTCTTGGTAGTGCGGCTATCATGTGTTTTGTTGGCGATACCCTGATTGCTACGCCCGATGGTGATAAATATATCGCCGACATACATATTGGTGATAAAGTATATTCGCTTGACGGAGCAATTGAAACAGTAATTGAGGTGCAGGAACCTCAGATATCTCCTAATGAATACATGCTGATTAAAACAGCAACCAAGGAGATCAGGCCAACATCAACGCAACCTTTTCTGACAACAGAAGGGTATTTCCTGCCACATGAATTAGCTGGCAAAGAACTTATTGGCAGGAATGGTAACGAAGTTGTTGTGTCAGTCGAAGGCAATCAAGCAAGGGAAGTTATTTACGATTTCAAGACCACAGGCGCAAACGTCTATTTCGCTAATGGGTTTGCAGTTAGGGGGCGTGAATAATGTTCGGTAACAATTACTACAACAGGCAGCAATCTTACGGTCCCGCTAATGCAGCAGCTGACATTCTTGGCGCGATCATGCAGCGTAACCAGGATAAAAAAGATGAAAATTCCTATATGGCAATGCTAGATGCTGGCGACAAAATTTCAAACATGAAGTATAACCCTGCCTCGCCTGAACAACAGCCAGGATTATTTAATACTAACCCTGACATTACAAAGCCGCTTACTCCTGACACTAGCCAGCAGCAAAGGCAAGGATTTTTTAATATGCAACCAGACGTTACTAAACCTATACAGGCAAACAATAGCATGTTAACACAGCCTATCACTGAGGCTAATATGCCCATTGCAAAACCACAAGTAACACAACAGCCAACAGTTCCTAAGACACCTACATTACAAGATCAGATTGGTTTTTATAAACAGCAAATCCCTAGCGCAATGAAAGAACTAGTTGGTAAATACGGCAAACAACACGCGAAAGAAATTTATCAACATCTTAATCAGACAGTCAATGACAAGATAACACAGGTAACAAACGACTATAACCGGCAACAACAGGATCAAGCATATCAAGTGCTAGGTTCTAATGCTGACTATAAAACTAAGTTTGTTGCAGGTCTCAAATCAGGTCTTAAACCTGAAATGATGAAGATGGCGTTAGATAACGGGCTAGAATTTAAGTTCCAAAATATGGGTGATAGGGTAGGAGTATATGGTGTTAATACCCACAATGGACTAGTCGTTGATATGACTACAGGACAGCAGGTTAACGCACAAAATACACAGGTTGGTATGTCTCCTTATCAGTCTGGACAACTTGCATTAGGTGCAGAACGTAACTCTATTTCTAGAGAAGGTAATGCTATTCGGGCCGCAGGTGTAACAGCCAGGGGCAGCGGTGGCGGCAGAAGCGGCAGCGGTAAAATAAACGGTATGACTCAGTTACAGGCAGACAACGAGATAAGCAAGTATAAACAATGGCAGTCCAAGAATCCGGACTTAACCTTAGATGATTATCCGCGGCAAGCACAGTACGAAGCGGCAGCAGACCCTTATGGAAACTATCAGCAAGCAGATCAAATAGCTGACTCTATAGATACAGAAAGTGGCAACCCCGAAAATACATTCCAATATCTTTATGACAGGTTAGGGTACGGGAGGTAATTAAATGCCTTTAGATAATGACTTTGCCAAATCGCTAGTAAGTGGCTACGATGAATGGAAGCAGCAGCAACCTCAACAGCAGTCAGAACCGCAACCAGATCCGGGAAAAAGCTGGATCGAAACTGCCAAGGATGACTTGGTTAATACTGTCTCTAATTACATCGAAGGTGCGAAACAAGGTTATGCCGAGTATCAGCGAGCCGACGAAAATTTGCGTAGTTATTTGCCGGAAGGCGGAGTGGTAAGCACTCCTGAACAAGCTGCTGCGCTAAATACTCCGGAGTTTACACAGGCTGCGCAATGGCAAAATCAAGCTTCAAATAACTTCTTAGAAGAAACAGCAAAGCCGGTGGCAATGCCTGCCGCATTGGTTAGCCCGACGGCAGGCATTGCCGCTATTCCATTTATGGTGTCAGATGCCGCCAAAGCCTATGATGAAGGCGGCGCGGGCAAAGTAGCAAGGGACTTTACTTATGGTGGAGCCGTAGACTTTGCCACGCAACCAGATTTAGCACAGCAATTCCAGGACAGGCCAATCTCAACGATTGCAAACGGTGCAATGTCCATAATCCCCGCTGCTTTACTTGGCAGGGGTGTTTACAAAGGCGCGAAAGCTATACCTGAGTTTAAAAACGAATTGGCCGCTGCCGTAGATTCCAAGATGCAGGAAAGTCTTGGCTTGTTAGATGAAATGCAACCAATTAAGGCTACGCAAGGACTGGACACATTAGACCAGTACGACAGCCCAACACGCGGATTTAGACCTGCCTACCCTGACGAAATGAAACAATGGAACGCTGACCAACAGGTAGCAAGGCAAGCAGAAATACAGGGCGAGGCAGAAGCGTTAGGACGCATCAGAAACAATCAATACGGCATGGTGTTTGACCAGGAGCCGCAATCTAGGTTTTCCGATACTGCACTTGCTGATGTTCCACAACAGGCACAAGGCAAGGCGGTTAGCCCTTTGGTTGATATTCTTAACCATGCAGCAGCAGAGAAGTGGGATAAAGCCACCGGAGATTCGTGGCAGAATCATATTAACATTGCCGCTGACAATGCAATGCTATCCCCTGCAGAAAGATTGATGTCTGGTGCCGATATAGCGGAAAGGAAACCATATAATAGCGGTCAGGGTATTATCCTTGGCGAAAAGCCACAAGCTAAAGAATTGTATATACCGGACGAATATAGACCAAGGCCACAACCAGATCCACAACCTCAACAACCTTTTAAACTGGCTACAGCAGAGGATTTAATCAGCGAAACAAATAAGCGAATACTTGATGGGCGGCTAAGAAATTCCGTTAATACCCGCGACCACGCTGCTGTCCAGGACGTAATAACCACGATGCAAAAAGAAGGCTTTGAAACTCCATTAAGCCGGGCTGTTCTTAGCAAGAATGTAGAGTATTCACGATCTGCCAACCAGCAAGCAGGTAAGCAACCTGCAGCCGAATCTATGCAGCCTGATATGCTCAACAAAGCCCATCAAGCCGGAATGAGCGGCGATTATGCAACAGCCTATACTTTAGCCAAGCAAGCCGGTAATGCCGATTGGGCGAAAGCATATAAATCCATGATGGATACAAACGGTGGACAAGCACCGCCTGTGCCTAACCTGACCGGCAAAGTTAAGGGCGAGTATACTGACAGCAATATCACTAAGCGCAACTTTTTGCAGCGTACGAGCGAACTATTCGCGCCTATTAGAACCGGACGCATTGGCAAGGCTGGTGTCGAAGGCTTTGTTAACCACAACACCGGGATAATCCGAACCAGAAACTACGGTGATATGGACGTTGCGGCTCATGAAGTCGGCCATGTTGTAGATGCCGCCTTGAAACTTCGCGGTAACATGGGGGCCTATGATTCTGAGTTTGTTCGCGCTGTCCATGACCGCTTTGGCAAGCAAGCCTATGAGCCAGAGCAGGTCAGAGCAGAAGGTATTGCCGAGTTTATGCGCGATTACGTTATGCACCCCGAACAGGCAAAGAAAACATTCCCCTCCTATTATTCTGCGTTTGAAAGGGCGCTTGCCGAGAATCCGGACGTACATTCCCGGGTGAACGAGTTTAAGGACATGGCCAGGGCATGGAATGAGCAGTCCCCGGAGGCCCGGGGGCGCGGTGGGGTGTCGTATTCCTATGAAAACAAACCTAATGTTATTCAACGAGGTAAAGATGCTTGGCAAAAGACGCAGGAATATTGGATTGACGATAAGGTTGGCCTTGCAAGGGTTACGGCGGAATACGAACGTATTACCGGGGAAAAACTAGCAACCGAAAACGACCCGTATAAAATGGCAAGATTGGCGCAAAATTCAGCCGTGGCTAGAGCGCAAATGCTTATTGATGGCAAGAATCCCGAATTAGTTAAACAGGTGTTAAACGAAAGCTATGGCGGCAGTATTGATGCGCCGGTGACAATGAAGTCAATCCTTAGCCATTTAGATAGCTTGTCTAAAAAATATCCTGACTATCTGAAGCAAGGCAATTTCAAAGATTGGCACGAAGCATTAGACACTTTACTTGTGGCGCGCCGACAGGTTGAATTGCAAAATATTCATCCTGAGTATAAAGGGCCAATAAGCCGCGCTGATGCCGAGGTTGTTATCAGAAATGCGCCGGCAGAACTACAAAAAGCAGCACAAGACTTTTACAACTACAATAACAATATCCTGAGAATTTTAGCTAACGAAGGTTTAATAAAGCCAGAAGTATACGAGGCATTAACTGCAAAATACAAAAACTATGCACCAATGGCTCGCGATTTCACTGACGAATCGGCAATGGCAGAAGGTTTTGGTATGGGTACGGGCTTTGGCAATGTTCGTAATGCCTTAAAATCAATCAGTGAAGAAGGTTCGGCAAGACAAGTTATTAGTCCGTTAGAGTCTACTGTGAAAAATACCTATGCTATGCTGAATTTGGTTGAGCGCAACAATGTAGGCAAGATATTTACTCGCTTGGCTGAATCTGAAAAAGTCGGCAAACTAGTAGAGGAAGTAAGCGGAACGGCGGCGCAGAAAGATAGTGTTTTCTCTGTTTGGAAGAACGGAGAAAAACGTCACTACCAGACAACGCCGGAGATTTACCGGGCTATCATGTCGCTAAACAAAGACACGGCAAATGCCATTACTAAGTTACTTGCGCCGCCTGCAAGTATTATGAGAGCCGGGGCGACATTAACACCTGACTTTGCACTAAAAAATATCATGCGTGATACATTCAGTGCGGCTGTATTCTCACGGTACGGATTTAGACCGGTTATTGATCATGCCGCCGGTGTATTCCATATGTTAAAGAAAGACAAGTTATTTCATGAATATCAGGCTTCCGGTGCCTTGCAATCTACGTTAGTTGGCCTTGACAGAGACTATACTCAGGCTTCAATTAAGGGATTGTATAAGAAAAATGCAAAATACTACTGGAATAACTATAACCCTGTTCAATTGTTACGTGGATTTTCTGAAGCATTGGAAACCGCTACAAGACTTGGCGAGTACGGCAGAGCAAAAAGCAAAGGCGCTTCGGTAGCTGACGCGGCTTTATCTGCCCGTGATGTTACCTTAGACTTTAGCAAACATGGCGTGTATGGCAAGACGGCAAATAAAATTGTCGCCTTTTTTAATGCGGCCGTACAAGAACCTGTTAGAATTGCGCAGGCATTTGCCGAAAATCCCAGGGCTACATCCGCAAAGATTGGGCTATACATTACAACTCCGTCTATACTGTTATGGGCTATGAATCACGACCAGGACTGGTATAAAGAGTTACCATCCTACCAGAAAAATCTATTCTGGGTGTTCAAGGGCGGTGAAACCATTTACCGCATACCTAAACCGTTCGGCCTTGGCGTGCTGTTTGGCTCGTTGCCGGAAAGGATTCTTGATTGGCAGTATAATCAAGACCCAAAAGGCATGTCAAAATGGGCGGCTAATTTCGCCGATTCTATGACTCCTAACTTTATTCCTACGGCTATGGCTCCACTCTTAGAGTGGCAGGCAAATTATTCTTTCTTTATGGGTCGCAATATTGTTCCGGCAAGGGAAGAAAAACTGCCTAATAATATGCAGTATGGTCCTGACACTTCCGAACTGGCTAAGTATATAGGCGGTAAGTTTGATGCGTCGCCGCGCAAAGTAGATGCTATGATACATGGTTATGGTGCAGGACTGGCGCGGCAAACATTGAACGGTGTAGACGCATTGGCCGGGAAGCGGGATTTTAAAAATCCCTTAAGTACATTCACGGCAGATCCGTACAAGAGCCCTCAATCAATCCAAGACTATTACGAAAAATTGAATGACTTGCAGGCTAAGCATAATGCAAGCAACATGACAAAGGCACCTTTAGGCCGTATCGACAAAGTCAATTATGACAAGATGCTGAAAGCTAACAAGGCTATGCAGCAGCTAAACAAGGTTGAGAGGGAAACATTGCGATCTAACATGCTGAGCGAACAAAAAAACGCCAAGGTATCTGCTATTAATAAACAGCAGGCACAGTTGGCGCAGGCGGTATTGAAGCAATTAAAATAGCTATCTCTCTTTATACCAAAAGTATAGCTTGAATAATGGCCAAGTAACGAAATAGGCAACCATGTATAAGGAAAATAGGTATATTAACATGTCCAGCAACGGGAACGAGGCATAGATTAGCACAATAAAAAGGATTAGCATAGTCATTCTAAGGGGATAGCCTTTAATTATATCCTTTAGTGTTTCCGTACAAATCAACTCCTTACCATATTATACCACGTTGGGAAGTGAATATCATGCCAAGAGAACCATGCCGCTATTGAGCGGTATTTTTTATGCTTATTTTTGGGGGTGGAGAATTGGAATACACGCAAACAGAACTCCGTGTCATGGCGCTATTCAGTTCCATTGGCGCGGTTTTTTCATGGCTAGTTGGCGGGATTGATGCACCATTGCAATATTTTTTGTTGCTCATGACGGCTGATTATTTGACCGGGATGGTAGCCGCATGGAAAACCGGGGCGTTATCCAGCAGCAAGGCGTTTGATGGTATCAAGCGAAAGGTGATTATTCTGGCTGTTGTGGTGCTGGCGAATACGATTGATCAAGCGGGTAGTTTAGGACATGCACTGCGCGGGGCTGTGCTGGTTACATACGCGATCATGGAAGGCATGTCGATTATTGAGAATATTGACCGCATGGGATACAGAGAGTATATACCACAGTTTTTGAGGAATAAATTAGCTCAGATTCGGAGTGAGAAAGGTGTAAAGATATGACAGATAAACAATTAGCTTATGAAATAGCAAAAGGGTTGATAGCAACGGGCGTAGAGGGCGGCTATGGCGCTGTAACATGCAGCACAGCAGGTGACTATCCTTCGTTGGGCGCGTCACAATGGGAGGGCTTAGGTGGCAGGGGTGACATGCTTCTCAGTTATATTGACGGCGGTTCGCAGTTTGCCGGGCGTAGTTATTCCGACATCGAGTCGAATGGAGAATTGGACGCTTTAGCTGCGCTACTGGATTCTCCCCAAGGGCAGATTGCACAAAACATGATTCTAGCTGACGACTGTCTGCAAAAGTATATTCCAGCATTACAGGCAGTTCCCGATCTTGCTAATCCTGCCTGCATTATCTATGCCGGTATATGGTGCCCTACTTCGCACCATGTCGTTAATAAATTCCTTACTCGCAGACAGGAACGCGATTACGACATTAACGACTTGGAAACCATACGCGATTTATTCCGTGATCAATACGCAACGGCGGCAGATTGCGAAGAATACGCCGAAGGGTACGCCAACAGGGCGAACAACACCTATAATTATGTGTCCAGTTTGGATTTGGAGGGATTGCAATGCTAAAAAATATACTCACTAGAATGGTTTTCTTTTTCTTCCAGGGAAACATAGCAGATGGGCAAATAACCATCAATCTTGTAAATGTAGGTATTGCCGCATTATTCATGTTAATCGGCTTTGGTCTTGGGAGGTTATAATGTGGATAATACGAAAAAACTTATTTACATTGGCCTTGCTGTGTTTGCTGTGTGTCTTGCCTGTTGGTACCTGTTCGGCAGCCGAGACGATGTATTTGATACCCGACAGTCAATTGACACAATTAGAACAGAACTCAGTGACGCTCAGAGAGAAAATTCAGAAGCTGGAAAGCACGCTGACGCAATCGAAGACGGACTTAACGACCTCAAAGATGGAATTGGAAGCGTGTCAGATCGAATTGAAGGCGCTGCAGGAAAAATCGACAACGTTAATAACCGAATCGGAAGCGCTCAAAGCGAACTTAGAAGCATCGAACAAATCCTTGACGAAAATGACCGAATATATAAATCAGTTAGAGAAACAGGTCAAGTCAAAGATTAATAGGCTCACATGGCAGCGTAATTTGTTTGCCGGGGCCTGTGTGTATCTGTTAGTTAAATAG